CTCTTCCGAACCATTCGTTGATGTCATCTGCACCGTCAAATCCTGTTTTGTAGTTTGATGGGTCAGGATCACCTAAACCCATCTTGTTCATAAAATCGTCAATAGTGCCCTCTTCGATATCGAGAGCAGCCTGTCTTCGTGCTTGGTTTAACCAATCACGGGCAGTAGTATGTCTCTTAGCAAGTTTTTCTGCCCAAATCATATCCTCCAATTTGACTTCTTCTTTGTTAGCAATCTTTTTACAGATAAACTCCAATCGGAGTCGATAGGCAGTAGAGAGCATTTAGTCGTTTCGCAGTTTTGCTTCTAATTCAGAGATTCTGTTGAATTCAGCCATTGCTGATTCAGAGCGGGATTCTAGAATGCTGAGAATGTCATCACGAATGACGTCATTCTCAACATAGTCGTCTAGGTATTTATCGAGCGCTTCTTTCAAATACCTATATCTGTGCCACTCAGGGGAATAGGGTTTGTAGTGCATAATAATAGGTTGTTTCAACTATTATAGATGGTATTCCTGCAAGATGTCAAGCATACGGTTAAGCATCATATGCGCTCCATCGTGCCATTCACCACTACGATCGTGATGAGTTCCATCATATAATTCGTTCTTTAATTTAAGAACTCGAACTTCTAACTCTGCTCTTTCGACTTGGTTGCGGGGCATAGCCAATAAAAAAGGAGGTTTACACCTCCTAATTATAGCGTTAGAACCAGTCAGATGACCATTCTTCTTTGGTTTCCTGACTTCCAATGTCTCCAGGGTTTTCTTGGCGACGTTGACCTTCTTTAACCATTTCCAGAGGAATGGTGTTGTCATCAGGGTTTACCGCTGCTGCTTGAGCCATTGCATCACCCAAACGATCTTTTGCTTCGCTTTCGCTCACAAGGTCGATATTGAAGGAGAATGAGATACGGAGTGTACCATCAGGGTTCTTCTCAATACCTGGTTGCTTGTGAACCATATGATCGAGTTGAGAGGGGAAGATGATCACATCACCTTCATCACAAGTCAGAGTCATCTCTTCCTTGTAGCACCCATATCCGTACATATCGGGATCATAGAAGTGCTTGTTATACCGAGGTCCTTCGGTATACATCTTCTCTGCATTGATGAAGCTCGTGCCCTTATGGCACTTAGGGTCAAACTGCAGGTAGTAAATTGCAGAGAGGTGTGAGGGAATGTGGTTATGCTGTTCCTGGTTTTGACCAGGACCGTATGCGTTGAACCACTGCTGAGCAACCAGGAAGGCGTGCGGGTAGAACTCAGCGAGTTTGATGGCTTCTTGGATATTCGTAGAAAGATCCTGAAGCAAAGCCTGAATGTCGATCTCTTTCTCCAAAGTGTGGTCCATCAAGGACTTATCGAAGAAAGTGGTGAAGCAGTCGCACTCCCAACACGCGGGAGAATCGTCTTTGTTGGCGTTACTGCCTTTTTCGAGCTTGTAGCGTTCCTCAATGATGGGAACAATGAGATTTTTCCACTTCTCGTGTGTTTGCAGTTTTCCCCGATAGATGAACTTGGGAAAAACCGAAAAAAGACCATATTGGTCTTGTTTGTTGGTCTGTTGTGCCATAACGACGTTATAACGAAGCGTTCTATTTATTGTACAATAAATGGGCGGTTTTTACAACTGCCCAATAGGAGTGGTGGGAGTCGAACCCACACTGTGACGATTTTAAGTCGTCTGTCTCTGCCTTTGGACTACACTCCCAAAAACCTAAAAAGTCGAAAAATTGGCGGAGTTTTTTTTCCGACTTTTTGGTAATGGAAAGTCAATTTTCCTCTAGAAAGTCTGAAGGCGGTGCATACTTGATGGGGTTAGGGATACGGTCTTGCTCACCTCGAATCATCTCCAGCAATGCCAGGAAATCCTCGTAGCTATCGGAACAGTCAACAGTCTGACAATCATCATCGCTGGACCACAGGTGGAAAGCACGGGTCTGGATGTCCACGACGACGTTCTCTAGAGTTGCTTCGGGCATTGGGTCTGGTTCGTTACCCACTTATTATAGCACAGTGTCAAGGATCAGTTGAGGAAGACGAACGCTCCTGCGATTGTCACATTGGTCGTGGCTGTCACGGTAGCGTTCGCACCAGCAGCGATGGTAATGGATCCAGCACCTGCTGTCATCACACTGTTACCAGCAACCACATTAGTAATTTTGTTACCGACTACAACAGTAGACACATCATTACCTGTCACAATCTTCTCAATCCTACCACCAACACTCGGACCACCGATGATCGACATTTTAGCAGCAGTCTGTGCTGCTGTGAAAGATAGTGGGACACCAAACTTATTGCCTGCAATGACTTCCATCTCTTTACCCAGGATAGCCTTGTAATGATCGCCAGCAACCTGTGTAGTCAGGTGACCACTACTCATAATGTTAAATGTACCTCTAGGATCAGCCATTGCAATGGTTCTCTCACCCATAATGGTGTCGTTCTGAGGACCAGTAACCGTAGTCTCTTGGATGTCAGCAATAACCTCAGTCTTTGGTGTTGCTGTAGAGACCTTAGACTTAGCAGCCATACCGATTGCTTGCTCAGCATTCAGGTTAATGTTCTTACCAGCATTAAGATTGATGTTACCATCTGCCTTGAGACTGAGATCTTTTAATGAATGAACATCAACGTCATCATCACACATAACAGTCAGTTTACCACCAATGTCAAGGTTACAGTCTTGATTGACCTTGATTAGTGCATCACCCCAAGCGTGAATGACCAACTTACCTGAGTTAGGGTTATCAGCAGGCACCTTGACTGCTTTGATTTGAACTGATCCATCAGCACGAAGCCACAAATGATGCCCATCTCTGTGCATCATCATCATAGATCCTTGCTCAGCAGAGTCATCCACCTGCCAAAGATGACCCGATCTACTTACGTTAGAATGTACTGGATTATCGAGAGGTTTTTGTTTTGACATTAGGGGCAATCCACATAGTTAGCAGGATCTCTAGCAAGACCTTGCAGGATGAGTTCAGATTCTTCAGCAGGTACACATTGTAGATCTGCTTTTGCTTTAGCACCGAAGCCACCACCACCTGTGATGATTACTTCAGGTACTTCGTTGTAACTTTGACCGCCTTCAAGTAATTGAATCTCTTCAACATATCCTTGAGGACTAAGAATTGCACGTGCAATATCACTCTTACCATCAACGTAAACAGTAGGTGCTGTGTCATACAGACCACCAACGTTAGTCATAGTAAATCCAACTAGTTGACAAACAACATTAGTAGGTCGTGTCTTACCCTGGTATCCTTGTCCACCACGGATAACTCTAACACGTGACAAGTATCCATTACTATTTAATATCGGTTCGACAATAGCACCGAAGCCAACATTACTATCAATCGATATGAATGGAACAGAACGATATCTGTGTCCAGATTTCTTCACTTCGATGTCAATGATACTACCATCAGCATCGATGATAGGTACATCAAACTCTGGCGTACCATCATCTTCATCACCTCTGTCAACACCAGGAGTTACCGCTGGTGTTTCTACAGAAGCCCGAATAACAACAGTTGCACTGGCACCAAATTCATTACAAGCAAAGATCAAGTTCTCTTGAACTTCTGTCAGGTTATCATCTAAAACATCGACAACAAATTCTGCTTTGTTGTCTTCCATAAAGACAGTTCCTTCCAAAGGTTGCAAGACATCACTTTCATTGATGTTTGGACCGAAGATAGTATAAGCAACCTTCTCATTGTCTGAAAACCCAGTACCTGTCAACGTAAACTTGACAGATTCTCCTTCAAATACTGAGACTTTATCAGCAATAATGTTGAGTGTTTTGCCACTGAAAGAACTGCTGCTAGTCTCTGTAGAATCTAAGACAGAAACACCAGCACTAACACCAAGATTATTCAAGGTAACAAAGAGTTGCTCTGCAATCTCATTAGTATCCTCTACGATACCATCGTTTACCAGTGCGATAGTGACGCTAGCCTTGTTATCTTGGACAGTAAAAGTTCTCCCCAGATCAGAAGGAATAGTAGGGTAAACGGTATCACCATTCTCAACCACGTACGCGATGTCTTCGACTGTGATGCCTGTTGATTCTCTTCCGATGGTGTAGTTGACTGTTTCTCCATCTGCCACGTTGAATGTAGTGAGGTTAAATGTCACAGTCTCACCTTCATATACAACTTGCTTGTCAACAGACAGGAAGTATGCAGGTTGATCTGTGTTCAGAGTAGAAGGTACACCACCAACACCCAATCCATCTGGGACGTCAGTAGTGGGGAAAGATCCTTGTGTTCCGACACCATTATCAGTAATCCAAATCTTACCGACAGGTTTGTCTAGATCACCACAACCATCGTGATTCATCTTGACAAAGAAATACTTATTACCGTCTTCTACACCATCATCGAGAGTCTTAACGGTAATTTTTCGCTCAGTCTCACCAACACCCCATCCAACAAATCCATTGACAGGACAATAGTCTTCGCCAGCCTTAGCAGTACCATCAACAGTGTAATAGGTAGCAGAACTACTCGTTTCAGAGTTTCCAAGACGTCGGAGAGTAATAATAGCATCTTCTCCTTCCTTTACCCCATTGACTTCCAGGATATCTTCCACACGGAAACTTCTACTCGCACAGACAGAGTTGTCAATTTCGTCGTGCGGTATACCCGTAGGGCTCTTTGTATCATCTGTGGATCCGAAAGGACTGTCTGTGTCTCCTCCTCCATCTGTGCCACCTCCTGTACCAGGGGGAACTTGCGGACCCCAAACGTTTATTTCTGTCTTTGGTTCTGGATCTGTAGTTGCATCACCACAATAAGAATCAATCGGTAGATGATTGCCAGACTCTAGTGCAGCGAGCAGTTCATCCAGATCATTGTAGCCTGCTGTCAGACCGCTCTTACTTCCTTCCTTTGTACTCTTCTTCTTAGTGTCTCCACTGCACTTCGCGTTGCCGCTGCACTGAATACCTAAGAGACTCATCACACTAGAGATAGCTCCACCAACCATATCAACTGCACTACCAAGTGCACCTAATACAGATGACAGTCCACCAAATGCTGTGTTGATGATGCCACTCATCTCACCAAGCACACGTCCGAGGATAGCGTCAGTGAAACGCTTAACCTGACAAGCAGCCCAACTAACAACGTTGCCGATGTATCCCATCAGGACACCCTCGACAAAATTAGAGATCCTATCGATGAGACTGTCCATAGTACAGCCCAACTTCTCTAGCATCGTAGTAAACCACTTGACAACCTGTCCCAAAACACCAGGGATGGGTGCCAGAAGTGCTTTAATCAGTGCCTGAACTCCTTTCTTGAGGAGTGCCATCAGTTCACCGAATGCTCTAGTGATAGCAGCGTTAATAATCGCCTGCGCACGCTTAATATAGCCTTGCGCAGCTTTTTGGTAGTTGAAAAGACCACCAGTATATTTACTGATGTAATAAGATCCAATGTTACCATTGGTATGCTGTAATGTAGCAAACATCTCAGCAAGAACGTTTTCTAACTGCGATGCAGGGTTTTCACCAGCACCCTTAGCACAAGCAACTCTAAGTTCTGTAGTACCTGCTTGATTAGCAATGCTACCAGTATCCTTAGCAGAATCAACCAACCTACTGGCAGTCTCAGAACCTTGACCACCAATACCTTGGGTTCCTAAGTTCTTATTCTTTTCTGGTTGGTTCCCAGCAATATGACTGTTAGGATTAGGAGAGTTACCATCCTTTTCAGAGACGGCAACGTAACGCCCAAGAATTGTAGGTTCAGTGGGAGGTTTCTCTGTGCTTGCATTTGCAACAGCATTCTGAACACCAACCACGACTCTCTGCTTAGAGTCACCGTTAATGAAGAAACACCATACGATGTCACCAACTTTGATGTTGTGTGTAGACGCAGCCGTAGCCGTGCCACCCGCATTATCAACGGGCATCATCACCGTTGCCCAAGGAAGGTCAGCAGTAGGAGGTTCGGGGATAGTTTTATCGTCCTCTTGACGATACTCCTTTCCGATAATTCGTACCTTAATCCTACCGCTCCCTTTCGGGTCGGTGATGTCTTCTACAAAACCTTTCTGGAATGCAAAAAGGTCTTGTATCCTGGCTACGTTTGCACTATTCTCCATTAGTTATCGTGAATCTTACATTCAGGTGCGCCTGGTTCTTGGTCGCAGTAGAGTTCTAGGGGAGTGGGATCGTGGTGATCTCCTGCTTCGATCTCTGCCTTGTGGTGCTCCACGTACTCTTCTAAATCGTGCAGCTCTTCTTCGATGTGACGACGTGCTTGAGGAGATGTCGTAGGGTTGTTAAGAATCTCCTTGTCTTTAGCAATATGCTGTTCGATGGAATCCATAGGGAAAAACCTTAAGGGACAATTTTTTGGCGGAGTTTTTTTTCCGAATTATTTAGAATCGTGATCCTAATTTGGATCATACTCTGGACTTTCAATCCGCATCTTCAGTGCCTCTAACCCCAGGGCTAGTTGCCCATAGAGTTTGATACGCACACTCTCTTCCTCTTCCGTTTCAATACGGGTAAGGATTTCATATAACCCTTGGGTCATATGAGGAGGATACTGTTTGAGAAATTCTTTATCCATTGGTTAGCAATTTTTGTTCAGTGAGTCTTTAACTAAGGTTGCAGCCGTAAAGCATTCTCGTGGCACCATACTATATCTATGCGCCAACCTGAAGATAAGATAATCACCACTGCGTCTCTTGTCTTCATCATCTGCTCTTCGGAAAGCATCAGGTGTAGAAGATGCGAGTTTCAATGTGATCTTATCACCAGCACGTAGTTTAGCATTGCCTGGGATGACAACATTTGAAACGTTCATCACCATTGTAGCACGCCTAGCGTTGTATTGACACTTTGTCATAGGACCCCAGTCTTGATACTCTGTTGCCCCATCTGTCCTTTCTTCGCTTTGATCTTCTGTGCTTACTGCTGGATCATCCTTGTCGTACTGTGCTTCATTGCTAACTGTAACTTCAAAAGTGCGGGACGTTTTACCTTGCAGATACTCATCAAGCCATTTCAGTGCCCAATCAGGGAAGGCACTTTGTGTTCCAATGTGTGCCCAAGAATCCCAATGATCCTTAAGCATCCACTTCACCTCTTTGACTTCTTGAGTATCTGTGTTGGTAATCTGTATGATAGCAGCGAAAACACCTTTGTCAGCCATTGTTTTCAGATCACCATCAGTCTTGTTCTCAAAACTTTGAATGATCAGGTGGGCAGGTACGTTACTGTTAGCAACTGACTGATAATATGTATACTCTGCCTCAGCACCTTGATAATTATCCTCTTGACCATTTGAAAGCAGGTTGTCAATAGATGCTAGGTGGTATCCATCTTTTGTACCCCAGAAAAAATACCCACACGTCTGTGCTTTCATCCCCTCATTAGAGATGGATGTCATACAAACATTGCGTACCATCTGCGCAAGAGTTCTACCCTCACCCAACATTTTCTGTGGGTTGAATGGTACATCTCTGCTCATAACTCTGGCTTCTACACCAGCATCTTCAAACAACTTGGCGATGATCTTATCACCTGTACCAGTGTATGCTTTCTTAGTTTTAAACTCACTAATCTTTTTACTATCTTCCTTGACCAGATGTAAGGAGATGATGTTACCTTTATCTGTCTTAGATACTACATTAACTTTACTAACAATGAAATCGTATTGCTTCTCGCCACTGTCATCAGACTGATCTGTCTCCAGAATAATTTTGAATGCTTCTCCACCTGTGAGTGCCATATCTTGAGCACCTAGGTCAGAGATCTGTGCAGTAGCAGTAGGATTGATCCTCTCTAGATCCTCATAGTAAGTAAAGTTGAGGAGTTTATTAGTGATGTTCTCAATCTCACCAGTGCCCAGTGTAAGTTCACACTGGATCAGTTTCCAACCTAATTGTCCTTGAGATTCGCTCATCAGCTTACAACTTCAAATACGTGACCGCCATCTCTGACAGGAGATGCAGTGGGGAACATCGCTACTGTGCCAGAAGCGACTGGAGTACCACCATCACCAGCATTGCTAGCACTAGCAGTGGTGGCTGCAGCAGTACCACCACCCATAACTCCGAGTGCTTTCAGTAGTTCTGCTTGCAGATCCATCTTCTCACCCGTATCACCTTGCAAACCAGTGCGTCTGTTGAGTTGTTCTTGCAGTCCTCTCACACTACCAGACATATTACGAAGGGTATTGCTAAGAGGATTGCCTGAAGCAGCGGCAACAGTAGGATTGAGAGCAGATCTCTCACCATAATTCATACTGCTTGACACACCAGCAGCACCAGTAGAACTGAAGGGAGAGTTAAGACTATATCCAAACTTACGAGGATCTTTGAGACCAGGACCGCCACGACCCACGTCTGCTTCATTCCTACTCGTCTCCCAATGCAGGTGAGGGGCTGTACTTCTACCTGTGTTGCCCAACTTACCAACGAAGGTACCTTTCTTATAGGACTGACCGATGCGCAACTGAGTAGGTCTCTGCATATGCGCATACAGATGGGTCACGCCATCATCTGTAGTGAAGTAAACAGAGTTACCGTATCCAGCATCACCTCTGCCCTCAGTACGTGCGTCTGTGACAACAGCACTTCTAGGCAGGTACATAGGTTGACCACCTCTGTCACCAGCGAATCCAATGTCGATGCCCTCGTGCATCTTACCCCAACGCCATCCACGACCTGATGTCAGGATAGGTCTACCACCACCGCCACCAACACCAGTAGCAGGTAACTGCCCACCACCTGTACCAAATGCATCACTCTTAATTGACAGATCCTGATCAGCAAACTCATTGATTGCCTTGAGGAATCCGCCACCACGATCTAGGAGTCCACGAATCTGATCACCAATGAAGGGGAGATTCATAACCCCATCGATCATTCCCTTAATACCATTGACTGCACCAACAATCAGGTTCTTAATGCCACCAACCAGAAGTTCGATACCCTTCATCACGAGCTGAAGAGTAGGAACCAAGAGTTTCAAGGACAACTTGGCAAGGACAGCAGTAACTTCACCTGCTTTCTTGATTGCTCCGATGAATCCCTCACCTTCTCCTTCTCCACCTTCTCCGCCACCAAAGGCTGCAAAGATCTGACCGAATGCTTCACCGATACCACTAGTCATAGTCTTAAAGGTATCGACAAGAGGTCCGAAGGTCTCACCGAAATCAAATCCTTTGAAGATCTTGGCGAATGGTTCTGCAAAGAACTTACCGATGTTCTCACCCAACCAAGAACCAGCAGCAGCACCGAGAGCAGTACCGATAGGACCGAGAGCACTACCCAGAATACCACCAACAACTGCGCCAGCACCTGCACCAATACCTGCACCAGCAGATCTAGCAACAATCTTACCTTTATCTTTCTGCAGACTACCATCAGCAAGACCAGCCTGGACTTGCTCTCGTGACATATTATTCTCTTTCATCAAACGAGCCATCTCTTCCTCGTTCGCTTCCATAGCACCGAAGCCAGCGGAGAGAAGAGAACCGATGAGAGGAATCCTCTTCAGACCAGCGCCACCTACCTTCGCTGCACTCACCAGTCCACCACCAGCACCCTTGAGTAAACCAGCAGCACCCTTAACAGCTCCTACAGTACCTTTAGCAACAGCAGGAAGAGATCTTGCAGTAGCAACACCACCTCGGGTTGCTACCTTACCAAGTTGGATACCAGCCTTACCAAGATCAAAGTTTGCAATGGCAGTCTTGATATTCTTACCAAGTTGTGCCGATGCTTTACCCATAGCACTAATTTGTCCAGGCAATGCCTTGAAAACATTGGACAAACCAGTAATTGATTTTGCTTTTAACTTACCCAGGTTGGATGTCAGATCCTGAAGTGCTTTACCAGAAGCAATGTTCTGAACACCAGTTCTAATACCTCTACCAGCACGGAAGAAACCACCCGCTTCATCCCCAAGACTACCAGCACCACGTGCAATGTTTGGGAAAGGGCGACCTGCGGTGCGGAGAACAGTTGCATTCTGAGCACCAGTGATGCCCTGCATAAACAACTGGCTCTGCTGCTTGATAGCCTTAGCAGTGTTTGCAATTCTACCTTGTGCTTGTCCACCAGCACCCACAAGTCTCTGGAACCTAGCAGCAACACTCTTGCTAGGATCACCCACACCCATAGGCTGCAATCCTTCTCTGATTCTGCCGAAGATACGCCCAGGAGTTATTTTGGTAGCAGCAGTAGGTGTCTTCGCAAGATCATCTACACTATCCAGAGCTCTGGTGACACCAGGAGTAGCTGATTTTACACCACCTCTGATAGCATCTTTAGTTCTTGTGACACCTTTGCCAATAAACTCTTTAGTGCCTTTCGCTGCACCGCTTACACCTCGACCGATCGCACCACGGACCTTCGCTCCATCCTTGAGCGCGGTCATCTTCTTGGCGGTGGTCACACCCATCGCCATATTACCAATACCGAAGGCACTGAAGCCATCGATTGGTGTTGCTAGATTTCTAAGTTGTGCGTAAGTTTTCTTTGCACGCTCACCAAACTCACGCAGTTTCTTCTCAGCATTATCAATAGACCCTGCCACATTGTCCAGGGTATTTGCAATGAGACCCAGGATAGCATCAGAGTTTGCTGCAATCGCTGCAGTTCCACCAAGCAAAGCACCAAGACCAAGGAGCTTGAGCAGATCCTTGGGGTTTACTTTACCCTTCTTTGCTGGTCCCTTGACAGATTTAGAGACACCAGAACTCATCCTCTCGATGGATGCTTCCTGTCTACTAAACTTAGAGGCTTGAATTTTCTTTTTGTCTAGCAGCAGTTGCTGCTTCTGCAGCTTCAGTTGCTGCGACTGGATACTAACAAGGTCACTGAGCAGATGATTACTAACCATCTGCTGCTTGACGCTCTCCGCCTGCAACTTCACCATTGAAGCGTTGCTCGCGGCAAGAGGATTCTGTTTAAACTTGCTGGTGTCCAGTGCCATTACCTACTTGCGTTAGCCTGCTTTTGTTTTAGATTCTCTTCCTCAAGATGCTGGAGAAGTAGAGCAATATATACTTCTCTTTCCCAGGGAACTTGATTCTCGATCTCTGCTAGACTATATTTATGATGCTGGATCAAAGCAAAATTTGTCTTAAAATAGTTCTCTAAACTATTGTAAGACATCATCATCCGAAAAAAGCGGCGAGACCCTCCAGGGTGAACTCGTTTCTTTCTTTTGTATTGGGATTGATGACATCAAATGTGTGGGACAACTTCGGCATAGTGACGAAGAACTCCTGTACATTTTCAAATTGCTTGGACGTCAGGCTCTCAAGGAAGGTGATGAGTTCTTTCTTAGAGCAGTTAGCAGACTCGTGTACTTCATCACCATCGATGACTTGATCAATACAGTCAGCGATAATATCAAACACCTCTTCAGAGGTTTGCTCACCACCAAAATTATTTTTGATGAACTGTTCCATCGATGGATACTTCATCATAATAGAAATGTTGTCACTGACATAGATCTGTTTGCTATGTCCATCAGGGATCTTAACTTCTACTTCTTCCAAGTCGATGGTGGTTTCGACTTTGGTTTCTCCATCATCCTGACAAGTTACAGTCAGGTTCAGTTCCTCACCCACAGACTTAGAACGAATCTTCAGGAACAGATACTCCAGGTCAAACATCGACAGCCTTTCGACTTTGATCCTGCTAGTAATGCAGTGAGACAAAAGGTTAACGATGGCATCCTGAATCTGTTTCTCGTCCTCAGATTCCATAGCCATCAGAAGAACTTTCTCTTCTTTAACTAGGAATGGGCGATACTTGATTGTCTGCCCAGTGGAAGGGAGTGCACAAGTATAAGTTGGCACATCAATCTTTGGTAAAGGCATAGTCTAAGGTTCAATAATAGTATTTAGAAGAGACCACCGAAGCTGTCAGTGAGTCCTGAGAAAGCATCTTTAACTGAGTCTAATGCACCAGACAAAGATGTGGGTGGTCTAGATGACTTAATGTTATTAGAGTCACTCCTCAAGTTCTTGCGTGCGTCTTCAAACTGCACTTCAAATCTTTCATAGAACATATTAACACTACAAACTAGGAGAGTTTGTGTGCCTGCATCCAGAGGGACAGCATCGATGGAGTAGGGGTAAGCATTGGTAAGGAAGTACCTCATACTTCTACCCTGGTCTCTGTATCTAGGACCTGGTTCTAACTTATCGATAAGAACTGTTGTCTGATAGGAATCTGGATAGGCTAGACGTGTAAATCTGTTGCGCTTCCGTTGAGGATAGTGCGACATCTCATCAGGGATACGCTCATCTTGATCAAATTGATTCTTGTCTTGGAAGATATTATCAAACCAAGAGTGAAAGAATTTCAACGCTGTCATATTAGCGTCGCAAACAAACGACAATGACAGATCATTATACATTTTCATCGTAGGATACTTGTACGATGAACCTGTATAGTAGCCGTTGACTTGACCAGTCGCTGCCTGAACACTGGGAAGACTTACGTTGTTACAGAAGACTTCTAGTGTCTCTCTTTCAGGTTTGACTGCCAGATTGTCGAAGAAAGATCCACTGAGTTGAGGAAAAACAACTCGAAACTGATTCGACTTTGCGATCCCACCGCCACGAGCAATCTCTTTCTGTAATTTACTATAAAGATTTGCCATCTAAATAGGCTAAAGGATTACATTTTATTTATGGCGTACACTCGGGTACTATCGGGTCAGTACAAACCAGTGCACTACCAGAAATATAAAGGCGACCCTCGCAGGATCTTTTACAGGTCATCCTGGGAGTTAGGATTTATGAAGTACTGTGATAACAATGAGCACATCCTAGAGTGGGGGAGTGAGGAGATAGTTATTCCTTACCGTTGCCCTACTGATGGCAGAGTTCACAGATACTATCCAGACTTTTACGTGAAGTTGAGGGATAAAGATAACGTACTTAAGAAGTATATCATAGAAATCAAACCTCGTAAACAAACAGAACCTCCTAAGAAACCGTCAAGGCAAACGAAGAAGTATCTGGCTGAGGTAAATACCTTTATGAAGAACACTGCCAAGTGGAAGGCAGCGAAGAACTATTGTGATGATAGACGAATGGAATTCCTTATCCTAACGGAGCACGAACTTGGAATCAGTTTTTGAGAAACTAGAAACAGCACAAGGTGGTGAGAAAAAGACACCATCCTGGTGGCGTAATGCTGCCAAGGTAGCTATGCGTTCTACTATATCAGAAACAAATAAGCAAGAGATCATTCAGCGAGAGAGATCTAATACAGACGATGGCAATGGTGTCAGGTACACACCCAGACAGGGTACCTTAATACTGTTTGAGTATGATGCAAAGACAACCAAAGAAAAATTACAATACTATGATCGGATGCCACTCTGTGTGGTGCTCGATGTAAATGTGGATGAGATGGTGGCGGCAAACCTACACTATGTCAGCCCAAAGAAGCGATTAAAAACTATCGAGCAACTATCCAAAGGAAAGATAGATGTGCCTCGCAGAGTCATCCATAAATATAAACGAAGTGATGTACAGAATCGCCTCTATATAGAGATAGCAGAGAGTGATTGGGACTCTGCAATGTATCTTCCATTGGAACAATTTGTGTCAGCTGTAGGAGCTATTGAAGTTCCTGTTACTGCTAAAAAAGTATGGTTAAAATATGATCTGTTAACCAAGTATAGATTCCGAGCGAAACGAAAAGTTCAATGAGCTTCTTCTCAAACCTTACTAGTGGTCTGAATCAACCTTCTTCTCTCAGGTTCCCTGTAGATAAGGTGGAAGATTATGATGACTACGTTCAGTTTACAGTTTATAAGTATCAACCTCCGTATCGTAAAGCCAAGTGCATTGGTTCTACAGGTGGCAGTACTTATGGTGCTCGGTATGAGAACTATGACATCACTGGTTTCGGTGCTGGTTCTGAACTAGAAGGTACAGAATATAAAAAGATGATCCTCTATATGCCTGAGGATATTAGAGATGCACACACAAGATCTTGGGGTGCCAAGCAGGTAAACAACCTGCAGCGTGGTGCTCTCCGTGCTGTTGGTACTGTGTTAGATAATGCAGGCGAAGGCAGTATGTCTACTGGTGGGTTTGCCAACAGAGTCACCGAGACAATGAAGAACATTGTGGGTACTAACCCTGGTGAGCAAGGCAAAGCAGCATTGAAACAGTTGGCTGTCGAAGCAGCATCAGGTGCTGGTGGTCTTAGCGATCCTAACATTGCTTACGGTGGTTTGCTTGGTCAAATTGCAAACCCAAACCTCGAAGTTATGTTCGATCAGCCTGGACTGAGACAGTTCCAGTTTAATTGGACACTAGTACCAAGAAATGAAAGAGAGTCCAGAGTCATTAAAGAAATGATCTGGCAATTTAAAAAAGCATCTGCTCCTTCGATGATGGCAGACGGATGGTTTATGAAAGTGCCTCACGTATTTAAAATTCAGTACAAGAGAGGCAGCAGTGACAATCACTGGTTAAATAAGATGAAGGCTTGCGCATTGGAATCAATCGCTGTGAGCTACACGGGTGCTGGATCGTGGTCTACATTAGAAGATGGTGCACCCACTGCAGTACAAATGTCTCTGCAGTTCCAGGAGTTGAAGATGGTCATCTCCGAAGACTTTGGCGATTCATTCAGCTATTCTAAACAGACGTACTGATGGCATCTTATTTTTCTTACTTACCAAACATTGAACTTGCTGTCAGACCGATCCAGTTCCCCTGGTCTGAGCAGCAGTATAAAGTTGCGAAGAATATTTTTAGAAGATTCAAGATCAATGACAGTGCTCTTGATACAGCAATGTATTTCAGGAAGCTGACTGTCACTGATGCTGATCGCCCAGATGTTATATCACAGAAGGTGTATGGTACATCTGATTATGACTGGGTGATTCTGATGTCAAACAATGTCATCAACCCATACTTTGACTGGCCAATGTCACAACCAGTCCTAGATGATTACATCAATCAGAAGTATGCTGCACCATATGAAGTCAAGCACTACGAGACAAGAGAAGTAAAGAATAGTGCTGGTGCAACAGTCTTACCTGAGGGTCAGATTGTTGATGAAAGTTTTTTCCGTGCACCCTACTGGATTGAATTCAATGAGACTACTGGCGACTTCCCCAAGCCAGAAAATGAAACTAACCTCACAGTTCTAAGAAAGATAGAAGTTACTGGTGTAACACTACTGTATTGCAATACAGGTGTGTGTACTCCTAGTGTTACTACTGGTTGGGGATATGAATCAGTACCTACCATAACATTTGCTGCACCGTATGACTCTCTCGGTGATCTCTCACCAGTAAGAGCAACAGGTACAGCAGTTATGTCTGAAACTGGATACCTGAAGCGCTTTAACATTACATCTCCTGGTGAGAACTACACGTATCCTCCCATTGTTACTTTCGATGGTGGCTTAGCAGGAGAATCTGCTACTGCTGTGATCAACGAACAAGGTCAAGTAACGGAGATCCGTCTCGATGGTACTAAGTTTGATACTACTGTTGCAGATAACATCTACGAGTTTGGTAACGGTACGACCATTGCCTCGAATGGTACGGGAGTGGGAACAACAGGTGGTTTTGACGTTGGAGGAACCCACCTCAGATTCGGTGACTCTCCAGGAACCCGTTACGCTACCCTTAACCCCGTAGATATGTCAACGTTTGACACTGTACGTGTCTATGCTGTCCGTGGTAATGGAAGTAACGGTGGCGAAACACCTGACATCAATGGTACAGAAGATCTTTACCTGAGATATCAAATCACTGACGGTGCACCTGTTGAGGAGAATTGGGTCAACCTTGGTATCGTGATCGAGGCTGTGCCTAACGGAAGTGGCACTGGTGTTCTTACTAACTATGACTTTGTGGTTCCAGCGAACGTAAGAACTCAGGATGTGTACTTCCAGTTGTATCAACCTGGCAATAGTGGATCAGACTATGACCACTATGGTATTACTACAGTCAACTTTATCAACACCACTGCTGAGTATACAGACTCCAACGTATACTTTACAAACAATGCACTCGATACCACAGGTGGTGGGGCTGCTGCAACAGTGGTGTTAGGAAAACGTATTGCAGGTGTAACCATTACAAACGGTGGTTCATACGAAGACGGCAGTCAAATTGGCGTCTCTATTACTGGTGGTAACCCAGATCAGAATGGTTGGATACAAGCAATCCCAACAGAAAGCCCCAACACATTCAACGTTGGAGACGAGGTTACATTCAGCAATGGTGTGATAGCAAACGTCACCGCATATACTGGCAATGATATGACCATTGAAGTTACTACAGGTAATGCACAAAACCCTGTCAGTACTGATATGGTGTTTAGTCGTGGAGCATCCATTGGTGTAGTCAGAAGTGTAGTGTCAACTAATCAGTCTGAACCTACCTACGTTGACAAGCAGAACAATTACTTCAGATACAAACTCAACCGTAGTGAATCTAATACTAGTGGTTGGGAGAAGTTGGTGAGAGATAGTTTCCGTTACAGAGATCCTAATGGTAACGTTGTTACTCTCACTGGATTTAGTATTGCTAAAGCCGTCACGTTCCACGATTACGAGACAGCATTAAACGACAAAAAGCGAGAGATATATATCCTCAAAGAGAGGTATCTCTCGCGTTTCATCCAGGAGATGAAGACCCAACTACCGTATAAGAAGTCGGGTGATTACATTAGCAAGACACTCAAGAGGTCTGCTCTGTAACTTCTTCTTCTTCTTTTTTGTTGAACCCAAAGGGTCCTTCTTTTTCTTCTAGTTTGAGTCGCAGTGCAACTGTACCAATAGACTCAAGAACCTTCAGGATGTCTTCAGCCCTGGCACCTTCACCAAGTTCTTTGGCAACGTACCAGTACTTTGGCCAAAAAGATTCACCTGCTTTCTGGTAGTCTTCAACGGTCAACAGTTTCATTGTCCGAACCTCCGATCCATACGAAGTTTAATGTAGTACATACCTACGACCCAGAGGGAGAAGAGGAACCCCTCCCCGTAGGACATAGTATTCCAGGCGTGAACTGCGCTATCCATCAGTCTTCCTCAGCAAGGCGAGCGAAGTAGGACAGTTGATCATCATCAGTAGAAGTGCTAGCAGTGATGTCAGGTGCATTGAAGTCGTTAGACGCGCCAGTTGATGCACTAACCACGGGTTCAAACTCCTCGTCATCAACAACGGGAGCAGTGGCGCGAGGCTTGTTGGTGCCAAGGACTTCGCTCAGACGTGACTGCAGTTCATCATAGGTCTTGAACTGATCAGGAGTAGTGAATGCAGAGAGACTGTACTCCTTCTTCCAGATACCTTCCAGTTCGTCATCGTCCTTAGACAGTGCAGTCTGACTGTCAAACTCGGACTTGTCGTAGTTCCAGTAACCAGCGACCTTGCAGATCTTCAGTTTGAAGTTAGCACCTTCCCACAGATCGAAGGGGTTGATAGGAGTCTCGTCCTCAAACTCAGGCTGCATTGCTGCAGTGATCTTGTCGTAGATCTTCTTACCGAACTTGTAGAGGAAAACCTTACCCTCGTTCTCAGGGTGTGCAGGGTCACGAACCACATAGATGTTGGTGTAGTAAGTGAGCTTACGCTTCTGCTTACGTGCAGTCTCTTTGTCAGCATCGATGCCAGAGTTCCACAGTTTGCGGTTGACTTCACCGACAGGATCCTTCTGATCGATAGTGGTCAAAGAGTTCTCGATGTACCAACCACCAGGACCTTGGAAGGCGTGGGA